CGTCGCTTACCTCCTCTAGCACAGCGTTCGCCTTCAAAACCAAGAAAGTAGCCCCGTTACCCAACGAACGAGGCTCGTGAACCTTCAAAAGACCCGTCATCTCATCGAACTCTCCGACCTCGAAAAGCGTGTAATCCGCCGGATGATCCGATATCGGATGGTCACTTCCGTTGACCATATCCGAGAATGAACGGATCGCAGAACCCTTAGACTGAGCGAAAAACGGTCGCATGAAAGCCTCTGAAGCCGAATCTCGAATCGTGAAAGCACCTAACATTCCTCTAACCTCCGTTTGAAAAGGGCAGCTCTAGCTGTGGCGCACACTTCACGCACAGACAGCCGCGCTGGTGTTTCGTCTTCACGACGACGGGCTTTCGCCCGCTTCCGCTTAATCGCTTCGAAACCTTCTGCGTCTTTCGCCTTCCAGAACTCATCGTAATACCTACCAGGTTTAGATGAAAAACCACGGACGACGACTTCGTCCGATGGATAAACGTCTCTCGAAAATTTCTCGATCCACGCCCGCCCAAGGCCGGGCTTACGCGACATAGTCGCGTACTCAGGTTCAACCTGAACCAACTCACCCGTACCCGAATCGAGACGGGTGTAATGCTCCGCAGCCGCGTCGCCCGTGACCTTCTTGCACACATACCGCGCAACATAAGCCGCGGACTCGAAAGTCACTGAACCGATTTCAGACTGACCATGAGGCCAAAGCTCCTCAAGCAACTCGGAGCGCCACACAGGACCAGAGGACCGAACCGCCCACTCCGCCTTGTCAGCGAAATCGTAACCAAACAGCAAAGCATGATAATGAGGTCGAAGAAACTTCTCCCCATACTCCCCACAATGAAAAAACCGCACCCGAGCGGGTGCGGCCGAGCGACGAAGCCGCTTCAAAAACAACTGAAAATCCCTGAGACACAAAGAGCCGCCAGGCGGCAAACTCGACTCTGCATAAGTCAGAGTCACAAAGGAATTCTCACCGTGCATCGAAGCCTCGTGCATGCAACGAACCGCCCACTGGCGGGAACGCTCTAACCGGCAACCGATGCACCGACCGCACGGGACCTTCATAACGAGCCCCGTACTCTTGTGGCGAGAAAAAGACAGCCCACCTGAAGGATCGCGGAAACCAACGATGGGCGAAAAGCACGGCACGGCCTAAAGCCGAATACCGCCGCGCATGGGCGCCCCCCGCAAATTCTTCCGGTGGACCTTGATAGCTCCCTTCCGAAAAGTCTTACGAGAAGACTTACGAGACATCTTCCTACGTCGCATAAGAAAACCTCCAACCTTAAAAGGAACCCAAAACAGCCTTCCAAACAAACTAATAGAAATAAGGAATGACACCGACTAGCAGTGTCATTCCCCACACTTACAACAAGGAAAGAAGTGTGCCAACGCCCTATTCGGGCTCATCCGGTGGGTGCTCACCCACCGTAACGTCCTCTGGGAGGACCTCAGCCGGCTCTGGAGCCGGCTGAACGACTGGCTCAAGGCCAAGTCGACGGATCTCCCGCTCATTCGCAGGATCTCCAATAAAATCGAGGAACTTTGCCGGATCGTTCTGAAACTCCTCACGGAGAGACGCCGGCAAGCCATCGAAGAAAACGCGGGCCGTACGGACCCGCTCAATCGCCTCCTGATAGGAGCCGACATCATCCACCGCCAGAAAAAGACCGCGATTACGGGCCACATGCCCGATTAAACCGCTCTGCCGGTACTTCACCATGATCTGATTGATATCGCATTCGTCCTTAAAGGACTGCTTCGCGCGAATCTCAGGATCGCAAAACACCTTCGGACGAGGATCGTCCGTAAACATTCCCATTACCGACCTCGCATCATCGAGAGGATAATCGGCAAGACCTGATTGAAAAGCTTGCCTTCGCCGCCCATGCGGCCCCACATCTCCGCCAGAGCCTTCCGCTCTGGTACCGAAAAAGCAGCCAGATCGGCCTCCGAGAGCGATTTGGCTGAAAAAGCCAGAGTCTTCACATGCTCAGACTTCAGCAACGTAGCGAGAGCCCCTGTGGGGCGTCCGCTCGAGTCGAAATAGAACCGACTCTTGGCGCTATCCATAATCATGCGCGTCCGCGACATCAACTGTTCGTTGTGCTTGATATGCGACTCCGACAGCTGAGTCGCGAACTGCACGTCCAGCAACTTCAGCTGCTTACGCATCATCAAATTAGACAACGCGGAGCTCGAAGCGCCCTCAGCCGAGGCCGCCACATTCTCCATCCGAGCACCAGCCCCTCCGGGTGAACTCGCCTCCGCACTACCCGCAAGGATCGGGTTCAAACCGGCCTTATCCAAATCGGCCATCCGACGCTGGATCGCAGTCGATGACATGCGCTCCTGAAAAGCCATCTGCTCCCGGGCAATCCCCCGGTTCGCCTGATTCGCCTTGTACTGGCCATAGCCAGACACGACAGAGCCGCCAATAGCGGCCGCGGCGATCAACGGAAACGGCACTAGAAGTGATCGATCATGCCCGGAACACCAAAAACCGGCATGGGACGCGCACAGATATACCGGAAATACGCGTCAAAAAGGAAATGAGGCTGAGAAGGCACCGCGATCACCCGATCGATCGGCGGATTCTCCTCAATGAACAACGGAGAAAGCGTAGGAGCCACGCCGAACTCTTCGGCTAGGTGCCACACGTCCAAACTGCCCGCAGCAGTCGACCGGAAGAGCCCCGTAATCTGACTCTGCTTGTAGCGGTACTCCGCATACCGCTCCTGATAGCCGAAAACCACATCATCGCCCGCTGTTCCATCGGCGAAAATCTCTTCGGTCGTCACCACCTGCTCACCAATGTGAGCCAGGGACGGCCAATAGAACTCTTCTCGAGTACGCCGAAGCCACATCCGATTGAGCCCCTGCTGGTAACGCAGGTCCGCACGAGCGGAAACCATCCCGATCACGACACCGTGTTCGGTGAAAGACGAAACGAAACCGTGGCCTCGAAGAGACACCGTTCCATAGGCCGCAAGGTTCCCTTGCTGGTCCTCCGGGTTCGCACCCGCAGCCGTAGAAGTCTGGGGGACAGGACTGATATTGATCGGAGAAGAGCCCCCACCGAGGTACTCAGTGCGTTGAAGACGCGCATCCGGCGATGTCACCCCGAAATGGGACCGGATCTTCTCGGTATAACGCGTCCCGCCTCGTGCATCCTTCTCCAGCATCTTCTGGAGCTGGAAAGCCTGCCGCAGCTGATTGATCGTCGCGGCCGTCGCAGTGCTCAGGTCCGCATACATACGATCGTTCGAGTTACCGAACGTGGCGCTAATGTCCACCTGAGGGGCTCCCGAATCCAGCTGGCGCCAGGTCGAGTCGTCGTCGATCCCGATAACCAATTGCGCACCAACGGAAGCGTCTGTCCGAACATCTGCCGACGTCCCCAGGGGTAGATCAATCGAATCTCCCTTCTGTGGCCAAGGAAGGCACGACGTGAAGTAGTCGTGGCGCTTGCCCCGACGTTGAAGAACCACGTCCGCAGAACCATCAGGACCGTCGTCCTTATTGACCAAGATCGAATCTTGAATGTTCTCATCCCGGAACCATTCGTTCCAGATCAGCGCGTATGCGCGATGATGCAGAGCATTGATCGTCAACGTGCCCGAATTGTCGACCGGAACACCGAAATAGTCGAAAAGATCACCGACACCGGCGCCACCAGCGCCGTAGCCAATCGTAGGCACCTGGAAATCCGTGGAATCCCCTGGATCGTCCTGGGCACCCATGAACTTCTCAAAATTGTTCCAGATCAGTCGAAGCGGAACGAAGAAGAAGAAGGAATCGAGAAAAAGATTGTCCATGATCGGCTTCAAAGGCGTAGCAAGCCGAGCGAACGCCTCCATCCGCAGATTGAACGTATCCCCAGGCAGCACTTCGTCTGTGAAAACCGGGATCAGAAAACCCGCGTCGAACGTCGTTGCGTAACCGTGCGACCGATCCAACGAACTCCGCGGTATCTGCACATCCGGGACCTCGGAAAACCGATGTTTCATGACCGTCTTAGGCAT